CCAGAGGGGAAACTGCCAGACATCATTGAATCTGTTAAGTTTATGGTATCTGCCACGCTCACCAACAACCATTTGCGTATCAAGTGGGCAGATTCTCATGGCAATGCTCCATCTGGAGAAGCATTAAGAATCCAAGAGCTAGAGAACATGGAAGAGCGTGTAGGTTCCATTGAAGACACATGGAGACCTTGGGAGAAGCAGAGATTCGAAGTGGATAAGAGGATCATTGAGGTAAAAACAGGTAAAAGCGTTCCTGACGAATATTCAGTAGATTATACTGAGCAGTCATATCCAATGAGTCCAAGGGATGAGATGATGTATTATGATTGGCTGTGGAAGAATGGTTTGGACACAAAAGCCAACTTTCTTATGGCTAAAGACCCAGACCTAACTCACGAAGCTGCAGAGGAAAAGATTCGCCAAGCAGAGGAAGAAATGAGCCAGGGTAATGCCTTGGTCACCAGACTCTTAGGAAATGGATGATATCATCAATGGCGTAGTAGCCGATTTCCAAGCTGACCTTGATCAAGCAATAGAGCAATTCTCAGAAGAAGCTAAAGAATTAGAAGATCAGGGACTTACCTTAGAGCAGATATTAGCAGCATTAGGGGTTCTCTCGATTGCCGATTACATTTTACAAGACCTAAGAATGCAGGGTGCTATCAATAGATATGTGGCAGGTCTTAATAGTCTATTTAATCAAAAAGCATTATTTGGGCAACTCACGCAAGGTGAATTGCTTGCTTTGAGAAATATGTTCACCAGTTCTATCAGTAATTATGTTGTGTCGCTTGGCGATGAAATCAGATACAGTATTGCCAGTGGCGTGGGTAGGGGACTTAAACTGCCTGAAATCAAATCCCTCGTTAGGCGTAACCTTGCACTCCTGCCCAGTGCCACTGAAAGACATATAGCCACTACAATGGCAACATTCTCAAGGGCATTAACCACTGCGATGTTAAATGATGCTCCAGATCAAGTATTGACCTATGTTGGTCCGCTCGATGAGAAGACTAGACCCATATGCAAGTCTATGCTTGCGGCAGGATCACTAACAGCCAGGGAAATCCAAAGCAGATTCCCAGGGGCATTAGTCGATGGTGGGGGAATCAACTGCCGCCACTCCTGGGAATTGGCTCCAGTGGATAACTCCATTAGACAAAAAGCACAATCTCAGGTATCTAAATTCAAAAAACAACCATTAACAATTCAGCAGTATTATGAAAATAGAACAAGCTCTTAAAGAAGCTGGAAGCGTTCCAAGGGGGTTCCATAGCAGGCAAGGTAGAAAGCTACAGCGAGGTATTAAGAGAGAGTTTAGCAGGGGTAATGATGTTCGTGGTCAAAAATTCAAGCCTTTATCCCTAGATTATAGAAGAAGAAAACTCAAAGGAATCGCTTCGCCAAATCAACAGAATATCAGTGGTAAGCCTGATATGTTTTTAAGCGGTGATTTATTGCGCTCAGGATATTTTAATCGAATAAATTTTAAGAACAAGAATACCTGGCAGATGACAACAGGTGCAAGTCGTGCAGGTACTACAGCATTAGAGCATTCAGGAAAAATTGCGAGGCCAAAAGGTCTTCCAATTAGAGCTATTGTTGGAGATGCTCAGGAAGATGATGTAGTCCATCCCAAGGTAAAGAAGGAGTTCATAAAGGCGTATTCAAAACGCATTTTTGGACATTTCAAAAAAGTACCAAAAAAGGAGTTTCTATGAGTAATCAAGAAACTGTTCAGCAAGAACAAGAAGCAGTGGCAGTTGAGTCACAAGTAGTAACCGATGAACAGCCCGAAGTCGGAAAACTAATACAAGAGTCGAAGAAATATCGCTCTCGGGCGCAGGAAGCTGAAACACGAGCTAAAGAACTCGAAAATCAACTCAATTCTATTGAGGAACAGAAGCTTAAAGACCAGGAACAATGGCGTGAGCTTGCTGAGAAATACGAGTCGGAAAATAAACAATTAACAGCCATGGCAGAAGAGGGACAAAAATTACAACAGTCCATTCGTCAAGACCTCATGGATCAGCTCTCTGAAGAGGATCGTGAATTTGCTGATGACTTATCTACGGATAAACTTCGCAAGTTCGTTAATCGATCAGGAATAAAAAATCAAGTCGTAACCAATGAATCGTCTCCAGGTCAAATGCCTTCCGT